CATGGAAAAAGGCACCGAACGGATACTATTACTACGAAGATTGGCAAAGAAATGACATTGCCGATGTTACAAAGTGGAAACCATCCATCCACATGCCGAAAGAAGCGGCACGTATCTGGCTTAAGGTTACGGATGTGAGGGTGGAGCGGTTGCAGGAAATCACATCGGAGCAGATTTGCAGAGAGGGTGTAGAGGTGGAATATCCTCATGTGTTGAATGGAGAAGAAAAAAGATATGCTTTTTCAAGACTCTGGAATTCTACCATCAAGAAGTCCGATCTTGACTGCTACGGTTGGAATGCCTCACCTTGGGTGTGGGTGATTGAATTTGAACGATGCGAGAAGCCGGAAGGAGTGTGAGAATATGAGTAAATTTGATTATGACTGTTTTTACGGAGACGGAGATTCGCTTGGTTTCAATGCGAGTAAATATAACAAGGAAGAAGCTTTAAAAATTGGCGCGGAAGAATATGGGTGTAACGTAAACGATTTAACGGTAGAAGAAGCCTATATTTATTATGGTTTTGGAACTGATGAAGATGGAGAAGCACGTACAACGTATTGGATTTGCGATGTACCTAAAGGGAATAGCTTTAAAGCATGGAAAGTGTATAAAAAATAGGAGGAATAGAAGATGCCTAAAGCAGTATTAGTTATGGATATGCCAGAATCATGTTTTGGTTGCAACTTTTTGTATTGTAACGCGGATGCAGGTATTGACAGTTGCCAGGCTATGGAAGTATCAAGAATTGTTGATTCTGAAACATACGAAAGACCAGATTGGTGTCCACTTCGGGAACTGCCGGAGAAGATGGAAGTGTGTGGGAAGTACCCGCAGCCATGTAAGCCTATCCCGTCGTATAGATTTGGTTGGAATGCTTGTTTAGATGAAATTTTAAAAGGATGTGATGAAAAATGAGCAATACAGAAATAACAGCCTTGGAGACAATCAGAAAAGAAATACAGAAGCTAAGAGATAAATATCAGACCAAAGCAGAAAAAGAACGTGAAAAGGTAAATGAGATTTCCGTGACGATCAAAGGCGAAAAGTGTTATTCAAATGATGACATCTTCGGCTGGTACGAAGCTGGATATATCAATTCCAGACAGTACGATAAATACCGGGACAAGCTGGAAGCGAAAAAGAATGCCGCCGGAGAGGTTGATAATAAGACAAAAAGCGAAATGATTGTAAAAATCTTATCTGCCATGAGCAGGAATTTAAGCGCAGAAATCGAAACGATTAAAGAGGAAGAAAGTGAGGATTAAATTTTATGAACAAAAAGGATGTTTTAGAAATTAAAAGAAGATTTAAAAAGGAAGCCTGTACATTCACTCGTATGTGCGGCTGCTATGTAGACGCTGACCATAATAAAATTACAAAAATCGGTGAGACATTTTTAAATCTGGACGATGCAGAATATTATAAATATCTTGACATTGCGAAAAAGACATTGTCCGGAAAACTTGGAAACAATCTTTTGGAGTTGGACTTTCCACTTGCAGAGGAAGCCACTGGCGGCAGACAACAGTTTCTAATGGGACTGCGTGAAAGCAAACTGAAAAATGATGATCTGCTTGATACTTTTTACGACATGATCATTGACAGCTACGATTACGTTGGAAATTATCTGATTCTGATTTTCCATGATGCCTATGATGTTATGACAAAAACCTCGGACAACGATAAATTAGATGAATCCGAAGAAGTTTACGAATATCTGCTTTGTGCAATCTGTCCGGTGACGTTGACAAATCCGAAACTCGGATATTGTGAGGAAGAAAACAGGATTGAATCTATCGTCAGGAACTGGGTTGTCGGTGCACCAGATACAGGTTTTGTATTTCCAGCATTTACAGACCGAAGCACAGACATCCATTCCGTTATGTTTTATACAAAAGACACCAGAACCCCACACCGGGAGTTTATGACTGCTGGACTTGGTTGTGAGGAAAAGCAGACTTCAACAGAAAAGAAAATTACATTTCAAAAAATAATAAATGATGTCATTGGAGATGATGAAGACGGTCACATTGCCGCCTCAGATGCAGTTCACAATTCACTGAATGACGTTTTGGTTGAAAATCGCAATGAAGATCCAGACGAAGAAGCAATTGGTGTTGAGATTACGAAGGACATTATTAAAAATTGTCTGGATGAGATAGGACTTGACGATAAGAGTAGAAACGTGTTTATCGAAGCCTGTGAAGAAATGCTTCCGGAGCACACGCTTGTCGAGGAAGTCGTAGACGACAAGGCAGTTGCGAGAGCAAATAGAAGAAAGCTTGTTTTCGACATGAAAGAACTGTTAATGGCAGCCGCAAACAGATTGCAGGATGTGTATTCAGACGACAGTGGACTTGTTGAAGACATCAGAAAAATGGTTTAAGAAAATTAGAAAGGAGCTGGAGCTTCCCGGGAAGATGCGCATCGGCTCCTTGAAAAAGAAATGGAATCAGTCCAAGAAAGAATGGAGCGGATCGGAGCATATGAGAAAATAGCATCTTTTATGCAGAAAGAAAAGCAACCATATGAGTTTAAAAGAAAATACGCACAGATCAGAGCAGAGGAATTTGCAAACGAATGTGACGGGCGAGGATTAAATTACCATGTATCGGTTGGAGGATTAGACAGTATCATTTTATATCTGTTTTTAAATGAGATTTGTGGCATCAATGTACCGGGTGTCAGTGCTTCATCATTGGAAGATAAAAGCATTCAGAGAGTACATAAGGCACTGGGAATCATCAATGTACCGCCATTAAAGCGAGAAGACGGTACCTATTGGACGAAACCGAAAGTTATACAGGAATTTGGGTTTCCGGTAATATCGAAAGAAGTTGCTGCAAAGATTGAGTTATTACAGAATCCATCGGAAAAGAATAAAACTGTCAGACACGCAATCATAACCGGAGAGACTGGAGAATATGGCGGATGGCAGAAAAACTCTAAAATGCAGCTAAAACAGAGATGGTTAAAGCTGTTCGGTGGATATGAAAACGAAAATGAAGGGTGTGATTATCAGAAGCCAGATTTTCTCGTATCGTCCAAGTGTTGTTATTACCTTAAAGAGAAAAACTGTGATGACTGGGGAAAAGAGCATAACAGTGTGCCGTATCTGGGACTGATGGCATCCGAAGGTGGCAGGCGTGCCAAGAGCTTGCGGATGAACGGATGTAATTATTTTGGAGCATCCACGATCAGATCAGCACCATTCGCAATCTTCCATAGGCAGGACATTTTAAAACTCGCACTGGAAATGGACGAACTGTGGAAAGCCGGACTGAGAGAAAAATATCATGAGAAACTTTTGAGAGATGGAAAATTATCTGAAAGTTTTGAAATGCCAGACAGCATTATTCCAGAGATTTATGGAACTATTGAGAAAAAGCCAGACGGTACATTGTACACGACAAAGGCACAACGTACCGGATGCAGCATGTGCGGTTTTGGAATCCACATGGAGAAACGACCGCATCGGTTTGATCTATTATATGAGAGCAACCCGAAAGAGTGGGATTATTTGATGTTCCACATGTGCAAGGATGCTGACGGGAACGACTACGGATGGGCGAAGGTTCTGGACTACATTGGAGTTGGATGGGATCCGACAACGATCGGGGGTAATTGCAAGGGGCAGATGAGCTTGCCATTAGATCAAATGTGATATATAAAAAGCACCTGCCAGAAACAGGTGCGTTGCATTCAAGCCGGGATTCGAACCCGGGACCAATCGCTTAGTAGGCGACCGCTCTATCCAACTGAGCTACTTGGCCGTATTAATAGACAAATAATATGATACTACAACTAATTGTAAAAGTCAATATTACATAGAAAGGAGCCGAACCTCCGGCCGGGGTAACGATATATCGGGTTCCTTTTGGAAAAATGATTAACGGAGAATTGATAGTTGATAATTTTGCCGGTGGTGGCGGTGCTTCCACTGGAATCGAATTAGCAACCGGATACAGCGTTGATATTGCAATCAATCATGATCCAGAAGCTATTAAGATGCACAAGGCAAATCATCCAAATACAAAGCATTATTGTGAAAATGTGTGGGCGGTTGATCCTGTCAAGGCTTGTAAAGGACATCCTGTCGGACTTGCCTGGTTCTCCCCAGATTGTAAGCATTTTAGCAAGGCAAAGGGTGGAAAACCAAAAGATAAAAATATCAGAGGTCTTGCATGGGTAGCATTACGCTGGGCAGGGCTTGTCAGACCGAGGATTATCATGTTGGAAAACGTGGAAGAGTTTAAGACATGGGGACCATTAAACAGACGACATCATCCGATTAGGGCAAAGCAAGGCAAGACGTTTGAGAGATTTGTACAACAGCTTCGGGATCTTGGCTATGAAGTGGAGTTCCGCGAGCTGATCGCAGCCGATTATGGTGCGCCGACCATGCGAAAACGATTCTTTATGGTTGCACGGTGTGACGGCAAGTCGATAGTCTGGCCAGAGCCAACGCACGGACCGGCAGACAGTGAAGAGGTAAAGGCAGGATTGAAAAAACCTTATGTTGGAGCATATACGCAGTTGGATTTTTCCTTGCCCTGTCCAAGTATCTTTGATACTTCGGAAGAAATAAAAGAGAAATACGGAATCCGGGCAGTGAGACCACTGGCACAAAAGACAATGGACAGGATAGCAAGGGGATTAAAAAAATTCGTTCTGGATAATCCAGAGCCTTTTATCATTCAGTGTAATCATGGTGGTGAGCGTAGACCGAACGATATCCGGGAACCAATGCCAACCATTACAGGAAAACACGGATATGGGATTGTAGAGCCTTACATGGTGCAGATCGGACAGACTGGATTTACAAAAGACCGGAGCAAAGATGTCCGGGAGCCGCTTACAACCATTGTGAGTAAAAATGAGCATTGCCTGATAAGTCCTACGTTGATCCAGTACCATTCGGAAACCTCAAAAGATGGAGTAAGAGGACAAACTATAGAAGACCCAATCATGACAGTTGACAGCTCTAACAGATACGGACTGGTTACATCATTTTTGAGTAAATTTTATAAAACCGGAATTGGGCAGGACATAAGAGAACCGCTCGGAACGGTAACGGCAAATGCAGGTGGCGGACACTTTGGAGAGGTAAGAGCTTTTTTAATTAAATATTATGGAGATGCGACCGGACAAGATATTGAAAAACCACTTGATACCGTGACAACTAAGGACAGATTTGGATTGGTGACAATAGAGGGTGTGGATTATCAGATTGTAGATATCGGACTTCGAATGTTAGAGCCAAGAGAGTTGTATGGATGCCAGGGATTCCCGGATGATTACATAATCGACCATGACTACACAGGAAAAACATATCCGAGAAGTGAGCAGGTCAGAAGATGCGGAAATGCAGTGTGTCCACCGATACCAGCAGCATTGGTTAGAGCCAATCTGCCAGAACTGTGTATTGCGGAACGAACACCGAACATGAGGATGGAAGCAGAGCAGACCGGACAACTCCGGTTTGCGTAGTTAAATTAGAATTTACAAAATGTAGCAAATATGTAAAGAGAAAGGATAAAAACAATATGAAAGCGAAAGAATTTGCAAACAAATTCGGCGTTTCAGTAGAAGAAATGTGTAGGATAACGGAACTGTCACGTCAGGGTTTAAATGATATTGTGAGTGGAAAAAGCTTAAAACCAAGTAAGGCAAAGCGAATTGCTATATATAATTTGAGGGATTACGCAGCAATCCGCCGCAAACAGGAAGTCGACAAAGCCAATGAAGACTATGAAAACAGAATGAAAATGGCTGAAATATTTTATGTAAATTAGAATTTAGTGGAGGAAAGAAATTTATGAGATTGGTAGAAGTAACACCTGAAAATGATTATTGGAATAAGCAAAAAGTGTTATATGCATATGACACAGATAGAGTGGCAACTTTATTTGACGAAAGTACCGAAAATGAAAAAATATATGGTTATCAATTCCTTAACAGAGACGTGCAGGAATTAATCGATGATGATATTCATAGTTGGGAAGATGCGGAAAGAGTATTTTTAGAAACAATCACTGATTTACTTGATGATGAAGCAAAATACTACGATGAACTTAAAAATATGTGTAAAGAACTAATCAGTTAAACTGAACTTTAACGGATGAAAGAAGGTGTGACGAAATGAAGATTATTATAGGAATCATAATATATGCGTTCATCGGATGTGTATTTGCTGGATTTTTAGAGGATGATACTGCACCAAATGCGGATACATTGGCACAGATAGCATTCTGGCCGATATTACTACTCATTATCATTGCCTGGATACTTTCCATAATTCCACTAACAATTGGACGAGTATTAAGAGCCATTTTTGATTTTTTTGACATGAAGAACTGAATATTGATATTTTTGCCGGCTGAAATATGCCGGTAAAAATATACAATAATGTTGCATGAATACGATAATATATTGTGTTTTTATAAACTGATATATGGTATAATGGTGTAAGAAACATAGTTGTCACGCATGGGGAGATGTTTAAAATGAGCAGAGAGGAAACGATAGAGATATGCACACGCATAGACAATTACCTGGGCGATAAAATAGCAGAATCAATTTTAAATAATATCTCATATGACAAAATGGAAGCACGCTATGGGATTATGCCGATTTCTCGCACGCATTTTTACAGAAAAAAGAAAATGGCATTAAGGATGCTCAACAGCCGGAGCTTGTACGAAGAAGAAAGCAATGGACAGCTACGCATAATACTTTGATTCACGCATAGACACACGCATATTATTTAAAATGCACGCATAACGCACGCATAGACAAGTTTTCCTCACGCATAGGATAAAATAAGCACGCACGCATAAAAAAGTCTGTATTGGCAAAATACGCAAGATAAAAATAAAAAGCCGTTTCAAGTTGTTTCCAATTAAATTTTTCATGTTTTCCCTTTCTGGTCTTCCATCGTCAGCACCGGGCGACCGTTCCACGGTGGACTCTCCAGGGCGGAGCATTTCGGCTATTTTGTGCAAATATCGAATTATACTCATCGCATTCTGTTTTCTTCGGACATCTGGAGCAGTCGCTTTCATAAGTTCCGAAAACCTCTGTTAATTCTTTTTTTGTCCTCCTGTTAATATTCAATATACAAATGCACCAAAAATAATGTACAATCAAGGAATGATATTTGTGCATTATTTTTGGTGTAAATACAATTGAAATAAATTATAAAATAATGTATACTTACTTTATAAAGAAAGAGAGGTATTAATAAATGCTTACTTATAAAATAAATGTATTAGAAACGCTGAAAGAAAGCGGATACACCACGTCACGGCTGAGAAAAGAAAAGCTTTTAGGAGAAAACGCTATCCAGACGCTAAGGCGTGGCGACATGGTCGGGATCATCGCATTAGAGAAGATCTGTACACTTCTGGATATGCAGCCGGGAAACATTATTAAATATGTAGAAAATGAGAAAAAATAAAATACTTTAAAAATAATGTAAAAAGTATTGACAACACACCGTTTTCGGTGTATTATAATATCAGAAACAAGGAAAACATATAATACACCGGAGGGAAAATAAGATGCTTTACATTAAAGATTGGTTTCTACAGAAAAATTTAACAGATTCACAAAGACAGCTTTTTGCAGACGGAGAGAAAGAGCAGATTGGAGAGACAGAGAAAGCAGTAAAAATTAAAGTTAAAGCTGATAATGGAGAGTTTACATTCTGGTGTCCAAAGTCCTGTTTGGCAGATAAGCCAGAGACAATAACACCAGAGCAGATGGCAGAATTTAAAAAGAACGGTGTTGAAATGATCGCAAACGGTCATAAAATCATTGTTAAAAAATCAGAAGTAAGCACATATAAAATGATGGGATTTAAGATCGTAAAATAAGGAGGATAAAAAGATGGAAGAATTAAAAAAATGTTATCAGGAATTACAGAAAATGATCGCAGAAATTGAAAACAGACATGACACAGACATCATGGATTTTATTAATCTTGATGACGAAGTGAAAGCCGAGTACATGGGAGACTGGAAAGAAAAAGACGTGCAGGGTTGGGAGTATCTGGTAAATAGAGCCAGCACAATCCGAAAAGCGTACAGGATCGTTGCGGAAGAATTACACACCGGAGAATTTTTACCGGAAATTGACCAGTAAAAACCTAGAGCATTAATTAAAAAAAGGAGATAAAAAAATGAGTAGAACAGAGCTTTTTAACAAATGGTTAGAGGAAAATTATGGAGAATTGAGAAAATTCCCATTACAGAAATTAACAGTAGAATCTGAAAACGGCGATGTTGAAAATTACGATAAAATCAGAATCATCGGAAATGCAGAGTGCTGGGATGGAGATGAGTTTTATCAGTACATGGTGACTGATGATAAAATTTATAAGGTTTATTATAATGTGCAGCCGGATCAGGAACTCGACATGATCGATTACACAAAGTCTTATAAAACCGAAGATGTTACAGAAGATATACTTTATTTTTTAGAGGATTAAAAAATGCCAGGGAAATGCGTGGTTTGCGGAAAAGAAAAAGGACGAAATAAATTATACTGCTCGGTAAAATGCCGAGCAGAAGCACAAAGAAACATGAGAAAATGTGTAATTTGCGGAAAAGAATTTTACTCTGCGCCATCAGGAACAGAAAGAACATGCAGTAGAGAGTGTTCCGCGAAGCTTCGGCATTTTTACGGAATGAGCGAGCAGAATAAAGAAGTTTTAAAAAAAGCACATGCCGGATATGAAGAATCGCCGAACACAGGCAGAAAAGACACAAATGCAAATGCGAAAAGCTGGGTGATCCAGTCGCCAGGAGGTGATGTTTACAGAATTAACAATTTAAAAAAATGGGCAATTGACAATGAGGATATCATAAGCCCAATTAAACCGGATCTTTTTTCTAGTGGAATAAGAGACATTAAAAGATATTTGCTCGGAAAGCATAAAAGTGGGAGTGCTCAGTATAAGGGATGGCGTTTATTAGAATGGAGCGAAGAAAATAAGGCGCGAGAAGGATTTCCGGAGAGAAAAAAGAGAAAACCGAGAAAACAGAAAATGTCAGAAGAGGAGAGGCTGAAAAGAAAACGAGAAAGAGAAAAACGAAGAAACGAGAAAAAACGGCTTGAAATATAGCCGCTTTTCTTATGCCTAAAAATGGAACAAAAACAGTTAAAAAATATCTTATAATAAAATTATAAGTAAAATGATGGGAGGTGTGCGCCTTGGCAAATTTAAAAGGAAAAGTTAAAAAGCTTCAGACTGCGATTGTCCAGTGCGGACTGATCATAAAAATAAACCAAAATCAATTTTATAGCGACGACCAGAAGCGCATGATCACAATTTACAGAATCCTCACACCAGTGTGCACCTTTAAAAAAAATAGACAAGAATGGAAAACAGAAGATTATGAGATTCTTAAAACGGCATCTATCCCGGAAGTAATCTTCTGCTTGCTTGAAATTTATAAGGCGGTGAGCGGATGAAGGGAGAACTCACACCGAAATGGAAAGCTTTTGCAGATGAGTATATAAAGAATGGCGGAAATGGCACACAGGCATACATAAGCGCAGGCTATAGTGAGAATGGAGCAAATCGAAGTGCTCAAAAACTGCTGACAAAAACTGTCATTAAAGAATATATAGCGGAAAAAATGGAGCAAATCGAGAAAGAACAGCACCGAGACATCATGAGCCTTGCGGACATCCAAGAGCGAAGAAGTAAAATTGCAAAGGGCGAAGTCGTGGACGGCTTAGGATTCGCCCCGGACTTTTCCGATCAGCTTAAGGCAATGGACGGACTGGAGAAAGCTTTGACGATTGCAGAAAAGCATAAGCTGGAAGCCGAAGAGAAAGAGAAGAGAGAGAAGTCGGCACTCTGGACAATCCCAATCACGGATATTACTTCTGACTTCGTGGAGATTTACAGAACAGTACATGAAGCATTTGCCGGAGAGATAGACATACACGAGATTATATCGAAGGGTGGGCGCGGCTCTATTAAGTCTAACTTCTGGGGAGACTTGGCATATGAGACCATTCGGCAGGATCCTCAGGCGCATATCGTATATACCAGACGATATAAGGTCGACTTGCGAGGATCAGTTTATAATCAGTTTATGAAGGTCGTGATCCGGTGTAATGATCTGGATAACTGGGACTTTAAGCAGTCTCCGATGTGTGCGGTGTATAAGCCGACCGGGCAGATGGTAATGTTCGTGGGAGCAGATAAGCCTATCAGCTTGAAGTCATTTAATGTGCCATTTGGCTACGTTAAGATGCTGATCCATGAGGAATGCGACGAGATGGCAGGAGTTGAGCAGATGGATAACATTGAAGATACATTTCTGCGAGCAGATACACCGGCGCTTGACATAAAAATTTTCAATCCTCCGAAGTCAAAAAACAACTTTATGAATGAGTATACCGAAGAATGTAAAAATAAGCCACAGACACGGATCTGCCACAGTTATTATTATAATGTCCCGGTAAAATGGCTTGGAAAGCGATTCTTCGAGCGTGCGGAATGGTTCAGGATTCATAAACCATTATATTATAAAAATAATTATCTCGGAGAAGTCACTGGAACAGGCGGCGGCATCTTCGACAATTTAGAAATCCGAAAAATATCGGATGAGGAGTTAATGACATTTGACACAGTAAACCACGGTTTGGACTTCGGATACACACACCCACAGGTGTTCAGCCAGAACTATTACGATTACGAGACGGACACTCTTTATATTTTTGGCGAAGTGTATTCTAAAAAATGTAAAAACTCTACCTTTGCCAGGAAGATAAAGAAATTTATGAATGTCGAGATTATATGCGATTCTGCCAGACCGGACGGAATAGCAGAGATGCAGGACTGGGGATTCAATGCGATCGGGGCAAAGAAAAGATGGGGAAGCGGAAAAGGAAGGGATTACTGCTGGGAGTGGCTTCAGCGATGCAATAAGATTGTCATTGATCCAGAACGTTGCCCGAATACAGAAAAAGAGTTTACAAAGGCAGAGCATGAGCAGCTTCCAGATGGTTCATTCTCGGATGCTTACCCGACCTTAGAAGAGGATACGATAATGGCAAACATTTATGCATTGAACAGGATTATCATGACCAGCCGAAGGAATGACGGTCTTTATGATGATGAGGAAGAAGAAGACAGCGACGATTATGAGGATTAAAAAATGAATTTTTTTGAAAAAATAAGGGAGACGATCATGAAGTTTTTTAGAACAGATGCTGAGAAAGAATTTAATGTCGAGTTTATTACTTCTCCGGAGATCGAGAACTCACAGCAGAGATGGAACGACATCATTAAGGGGAGTCCTTTCTGGGTTGATCCGAAAAAAAAAGACATTAGGACGATAAATTTCGCAAAATTCCTCTGCCAGTACACAGCAAAGAAAGCATGTATGGATTTATCAGTGAGCGTAACAGGTTCAGAGAGAGCTGATTTTATTAATAAGTGCATCAGGGCAATGGTTGACACATCTATCAGAGACAAAGTCGAAGATATGCTCGGAGTTGGTGGTATAATTTTAAAACCAAACGGTTCAATGAACCCAGACAACATGATCGATTATATTATGCCGTGGGACTTTGCGATTACAGAAAAGACCAGCAACGGAGATATCAGAGGATGCATTTTTATTAATCGACTTTTAAAAGATAAAGTGTACTACTACCGGCTTGAATACCATCATTTCAAGACCTCAAAAAGTAAAGAAGGCGAAGAGATGAACGTGTACGAGATCCAGAACAGAGCGTTCAAGTCAAACAGCAGTAACTCACTTGGAAAAAAGATAGAGCTGCATGACGTTCCAGAGTGGTCTTCTATTGAAGAAGTCGTTCATATTGCGAATATAGAAAAGCCACTTTTTGCTTATTTGAAAACTCCATTCAATAACACAATCGATTACTCGTCGCCAGAAGGTGTCTCGATTTTCTCGAATGCAATTATGGAGCTCAGAGATCTCGATATCGCATGGAGTAAAAAGGGAAATGAGGTTGAGGATTCACAGCACATTACTTTTATTGATGAGAATGCGCTGACAAAACAGGGAAAAGGTGGTACACGCGTCTCAACAGTAAAGCTTCCTCGGTTTGTTAAAGGCTTGAAATTAGGGCTGGATTCAAAAAGTACGATTGAAGAACACGTCCCGACCATGCTTACTTCTGACAGAATCACAGACATTAACAGCGTTCTTTCTATGATCTCGACAAAATGCGGATTCTCACAGGGGCAGTTTATCCTTGATAGAAAATCTGGAAGATTGACAGCAACACAGGTTGAGAGCGATGACAATGAGACTGTAGAGACGATTAATGATATTCGTAAAAGCATAAAAACAGCGTTGAAAAATCTCATTTATGCAATTAACGTATTCTGTGACCTTTACGGAATCCCTGCCGGCTATGTGGATGCACTGGATGATGAGGTACCGGACGAAGATATATTTTATTTTAAAGATTTGCTTGCGAGCTTCGAACAGGACAGATCAAGAGCTTATAATTTAATGATACAGGGTATTTATTCTAAGCGTAAATACCTTAAGGAATACGAGGGATTTAATGATGATGAAGTAGATGCCATGTTTGCAGAGAGAGCGCAGGAAGATGCGGAAAGGAACAGCGGTGGTCTGTTTGAAGAGGAATAAAATAATTCAAGGGATACCGGAGCTTTCTAAAAATGGTATTTTAAAAGGTGGATATATTATCCCTGAACCTGAACCGCCGGAGATGGTTCAGGTAAAGCTTCAGAAAAAGACTGCGATAGAGACGATTAAGTTTTATTTAGAAAAGTGATAGAAATGGATGCGTTAATATGAAATATAATAAAGTCATTGGAAGCTTTAATATTAAGCTTGATACAAAGCGAATGGATGAAAATTTGAGAAATGCTCAGAATGTTCTTGATGAACAGGTTTTAAATGACATGAGAAAATACACGCCTATGCAGCAGGGCGATTTGAGAAACAAGACGCAGATAAAAGAACCCGGATTAATTACAGTCGATACACCATATGCACATTATCAGTACGTAGGCGAGCTTTATTTGACCGCAGACGGTAGATCATGGGCGAACAGTGGAGAAAAGAAGTATCCGACAGGAACAGAATTAAAATATCACACACCGGGAACAGGTAAACGATGGTTTGAAACTGCAAAAGAAAATCACGGTAAGCAGTGGATAGATCTTGTTAAAAGAGAGGTTGGAAAAGGATAATGCTTAGACCGGATTATTTTTACGGAAAAACTGATAAACTGGTTGAAATGTATCAAGATCTTGAAAATTGGATTATATCAGACATTGCAACACGATTGATAAAATCCGGTGAATTGTCAGGAACTTCCGACCGAGAATTGTGGAAACTCCAACAGATGGGACTGCATAACACAGAGATTGTAAAAAGAATATCTGAAATGTCTGGAAAATCAAGAAATGAGGTTCGCAGATTATTAAGGGATAGTGTAATGACATCATTCTCAGATGATAAGGAAGTCTTGACGCAGATATCAGCATCAGATATTATATCTCCGCTAAAAAATAATACGGCAATTCTGGCAATGAATGCAGAGTTAATAAAGACATCTGGTGAACTTGATAATTTGACAAAAACAACCATTAACCAGACACAGAAAGACCTGCTCAATATGCTGAATGAGGTTGATTATAGAGTTGCATCTGGAATGCAGTCTTACAGCAGTGCAGTCTGCGAAATTCTGGATAGATATGCGGAATCTGGTGTTATGGTAGAATACCCTACTGGAACGAAGCGTTCTCTTGAAGCGGCAGTGAGGTGTTGCATCGTCACATCTATGAATCAGACTGCAGCACAAGTGACGAACATTTATATTGCGCAAAATAAAATAGAATATGTTCTAGTATCAGCGCATCCGGGGGCAAGATATGATAAAAAGAATCCAAAAGGGATTCCATCTCACGATCACTGGCAAGGAAAAGCATATAAAATAATCGGGAGCGAACCAGGATTTCCGAATCTTCTTGAAAGCACAGGTTATACCATAGACCCTAAAACCGGAACGGGAACTGTTGTAAATCTCTTAGGACTTCACGGATACAATTGCAGACATTCACATGGCCCGTGGCGAAAAGGCATGGTAAATAAGTACATTGATGAAAACGGAAATGTGAATATAAATGCAGATGAAAGTCAGAATCTTTATGATTTGCAGCAGAAGCAGAGATTCCTTGAAAGAGAAATTCGTAAAACAAAGCGTGAAATTATGACCAAGAAACAGGAACTTGATATGATTGCCGAAACAGATGTAAAAGAGATCTTGCAACCTCAATATGATAAACTGGCATATAAACTGCGAATGCAGAATAAAAGGCTTCAATCATTCTGTAAGAATAATGATCTTCAATTGCAAGGCGATAGAACGAAGGTTTCTGGATTTAATAGAAAACAGTCTGCGATTGCAAATGGACGAGCAACGGCTTATAAAAATAAAATTGAAAAAAATGGTACAACGAAAATGGAATAATATGTTATTATAATAATGTGTTAACCATACATACTTGGTTACCCACCTTTCTTTAATTAATGCAGTGGAAATCAAGCGAGATAACAACTCACCGTCATAGCCGGAAACTCCCCAAATGAGGTAAAGCAAATGAAAAACATTGTTACGTGCTTTACCAAAGAAGAAAAAGAGCATATAAAAGAATTGTGTGATTTCACACCGACAGAAGAAACGCTCTTTGATTTACGGAAGAAAGAAAAGTCTTTAGAAGAATGTGCAGAAATTATGCATGTTTCAACTAAGACAGCAGGACGTATCAACGTAAAAATGCAACATAAAATTCTTAGGGTAACTGGACAACATTTTACATAACTTTCTCCTCATTAAAGGCATCCGTTAAGGGTGTCTTTTTTGTGTCCTTTTAATGGGGTTTTGCTGGGGTGGTTCAATTGTGTTGTTAATAATAAAATGAAGATAGAAAGAGAGGTTTATTATGTACGAGTATCAGAGATATAACCAGTATTCTTATCCTCAATATCAACAGCCACAGCAGATTCAACAGCAATTCCCACAACAGATCATTCCGCAACAAGCTGGACTTTGTGGAAGAATGGTTAATTCTGTTGAGGAAGTCACAGCGAATGACGTTCCTATGAATGCACCATTTGCCATTTTCCCGAAAGCAGATGGATCAGAAGTTTATATAAAATCGTGGAGTGCTAATGGGCTTATTCAGACAGTGACATATAAACCGCAGCTAGACGGAAAACAGAACAAATTACCGAAAGAAGACACGGCAACATTGTTTGCCCCGATAATGGAGCGATTAGACCAAATAGAAGCTAAAATAACTCAGTCCCAGAGGACTACCAGAGCAAAGAAAGAGAGCGATTCTGAATGAATTTAATGCAGATGATCCAGTGCGGTGGAAACCCTAAGATGATATTAAGTCAAATGATGAGCAACTCTCAATTTTCAAATAATCCGATTATGAAAAATACATTCGACATGATGAACCGTGGAGACAGTAAAGGGCTGGAACAGCTTGCCAGAAATTTGTGCAAAGAAAAAGGTCTTAACCCGGAAGAAATCATGAGCCAGTTTAAACATTGATACTATTCTTGCAAGATTATGTATAAATAAATTTTATTAGGAGGAACACATATGTTTAATTCATCTCCAAGTTTAGCGGACATTGCCGCCGTTACTGGTGGAAACCGTAATGATGGTGCATGGGGCGATGGTGGTTGGTGGGTTCTCATTATCCTTTTTGCCTTATTCGGTGGATGGGGCGGTTATGGATTCGGTGGTAATGGTGGTGGCGGTTATACCGCAACTGCGGCTACACAGGCTGATATCCAGAGAGGATTTGACAATTCAGCAGTCATAAGTAAGCTTGATGGCATTACAAATGGTCTTTGTGATGGCTTTTATGCAGTAAACAACGGAATGCTGACAGGATTTAACAGCATTCAGCAGGCAATTAATGCGGACACAGTAGCAGGAATGCAGAATGCAAATGCTATTCAGTCTCAGCTTGCAAATTGTTGCTGCGAAACTCGTGAAGCTATCCAGGGTGTAAACTTCAACATGGCGCAGAACACTTGCGCATTACAGAACACCATGAACAACAACACGAGAGATATTATCGACAGCCAGAATGCCGGTACAAGAGCAATCCTTGACTACTTATGCCAGGATAAGATTGCAACGTTGCAGGCAGAAAATAATGATTTGAGACTTGCAGCGTCACAGGATAGACAGAACGCACTTCTGACTACCGCTATGACAGCACAGACAAATCATATTATCAACGCTGTTAATCCATCACCAATCCCAGCATACCAGGTGCCAAACCCGAACACATACATTCCGTATGGATGTGGTTGCAATAATGGATGCGGATGTTAGACAACTGAATAATTAAAGTATCTTAATCGACAAGATTATGTCTGCATAGCAGTATTACTTAAACACAAAGGGCAGACTTCAATGTTTGCCCTTATATTTTTGAAAGAGAGGAAAATATCATGTCAGAATTTACAGCCAATGCTTTACAGACTGTCCTGCAAGGAGAAGATGTCGCATTTACTGAGACACCGGTTTGCGGAACAAAATGTATCGTTCACAGACAGGGAAGCGGAGTAGTTAAATTAAGAGGAATCACAAACCAGTGCAAAGCAAGATTCCTTGTATCTTACAGCGGAAATATCCAGATCCCAACCGGTGGAACGGTGGAAGCTATTTCTCTTGCAATTGCAATTGACGGAGAGCCTTTACAGTCTACAAGAATGATCGTGACACCTGCGGCAGTAGAAAACTTATTCAATGTATCTGCACAGGCTTATGTAGATGTTCTTTGTGGATGCTGCAGCACAATAGCAGTTCAGAATACATCTGGACAGGCTATCGAGGTACAGAACAGTAATTTGATTGTAGTAAGGGAGGCTTAGTATATGCATATTGAAAGAATCCATAAAATGCTTGAATGCCTTGCTGAAAAATCCTTATGTGAGATTGAAAAAGGGATTGAGAATGTCAACACAGAAGAAATGGGAGAAGTGATCGACATGATAAAGGATCTGTCAGAAGCAGAGTATTATGCCACAATTACTAAGGCAATGAACGAAGCGGACGAAGCAGATATCATGGAGAAGCTTTTAGAGTATGGGGATGATAAAAGATATTACGACCGTTATCGTTATGCTGATGGAAGATTTGCACCTAAGGGCAAAGGAAAACGAAGAGGATATGATGAGCCACCATATTATCACATGTACCCGGATGATTACGAAGATACAGAGCACATGAGAGACATGGATAAGAAAGACCTGAAAAGGATGTATACAGATACCGGAATGATGGGAGATAGATCATATCAGAGGGATTCCAGAGAGGGAAAAGCCGGTATTTCCAGACGTACTTATATGGAGACCAGAGAAAACCATCATGGAAATTCAGAGGAAGATAAAAAAGAGCGTGCAAAAGCAAGAAAAGATTATTTGCGAGATATGCAGATGGATATTACTGAAATGACATCAGATGCAGCTCCGGAAGAAAAGCAGATGTGGAGAAATGAATTACAGATGATGTTACAGAAAATCTAAGAGGTGAGCGCAGTGTTTAAAATCAATGATGTTGAATGGAATATTTTATATGTAAATCCTAATAGTGAATGCTTGATGCGTTCAGACGGAACAATTACACTTGGTGTTACAGATTGGAGCAAACGAACGGTTTATTTGTCAAATGCATTAAGCGGAAGCCTGTTAGAGAAAGTTCTATCTCATGAGTTGGTACACTGCGCTTCATTTTCATATGACTGCCACATTCCAATAAATGTAGAGGAAATCGTAGCGGATTTTCTGTCTCTTTATGGAAAAGAAGTCGTTGGCATAGCAGATGATATTTTGAATGGGGTAATTGAAAATGGATGTTATAAAGCAGTATGAGGACTATATAGGGCTTAAAAAAGAATACATTAAAAATCCTACATTGGAAAATAAAAATGCAATGATAGCCAAATTGGAAGAGTACGGAAAGTATATATACGACCAGTGCAACAGATTAAAAAAGGATTGCATTGTGGAAGAAGAAAAAGAAGTACTTAGAAGGTATTTCGGTGGGAAATAGCAAAAAGGGGCGGAGCGATCTGCCCTTTTTAAAATGGTACAAAAAGTTGTTTAAAATAGGTTAAAATATATATTGAAAAGAATATTAAAAGTACCGGACAGAAAAATGGATTCTGTTCGCTAACCTAGAATAATTATGGGATGATGCATGGCACGTCCTATTTTGGGCGTGCTTTTTTATTTTTGGGAATTAATTCAGTGGAAGAAGACACGGCTTATATCCGGTTTGTTGAGGGTTCGATTCCTTCATTCCCAATTGCCAGCTATGGAGTAAATAGCAACTCATTCGTGCCGGACTGACCGGAGTAACAACTTGGAAAGAAAGAGGTAGAAACATGGTAAACGTAGCAAACGAATTAAAGAAACTCGGAATTGAAGTTTCAGACGAACAGAAAGAATCTCTTAAAAAGAGTATGGGTGAAGAGCTGTATTCCAAAGAAGAAATGGAAGACAAAGTTAAAAAAGCTTCATCAGAATCCGAACAGTGGAAAACCCGTGCAGAATCAGCAGAGAAAATGCTTGAAGGGTTGGATGGAAAAAGCCCGGAAGACATTTTAAAAGAGCGTGATGACTGGAAGAGACAGGCAGAGGATTCCAAAAAAGATTACGAAGCCAAAATCGCAGAGCATGAGAAGAATGAACTTTTGAAAGAAGCATTTGCGGAAATCGAGTTTACTTCTGAATCTGCAAAGAAAGCCATTATGGAAGATATTTCCAAAGGCGTAAGCGTAAGAAATGGAAAACTGATAGGGTTCAGTGATCTTATTGAGGAAGCTAAAAAGACAGATGCAAATGCATTTGTAAATAAGCAGAATCAGCCGAATCCAAAGGCGTATTTTACAAAACCGAATGAAAACAATTCCGGTGGTGATAAGCCTACAACAAGAGAGAGCATTTTATCTATCAAAGATAGATCAGAACGTCAGAAAGCAATTGCCGAAAACATTTCTTTATTCCAACAGTAAAGGAGTTTTATATGAACAAAAACAGATTAACGATGAACACAAATTTGCAGTTTTTTGCAGCAAACGCAGGACTGATTGCAACAGGAGACATTGATGTAACGGCAAGGGAAATTGATTTTGTTACATCTTTTGAAAGAAACTGGGAAGCTTTAAGAGAAATTCTTGGAATTTCAAGAGCAATTAAAAAAAATCCGGGAACTGTTCTTAAAAGCAAATATGCAGAAGGAACGTTAGAGAGTGGGACTGTAGCAGAAGGCGATGTGATTCCAAGAACACATTACGATGTAAAAGAAAAACCTTATGCAGAGATTACTCTTGAAAAATATGCAAAAGAAGTTTCTATCGAAGCTATCAAGGATCATGGATATGAAGCAGCTTGTGGAATGACAGATGAAGAGTTCAAGACAGACCTGCAGGATGGAATTACAACAAAATTCTACAACTATCTGAAAACTGGTACACTTACAAACACTGCAAAAACATTCCAGATGGCTGTAGCTAAAGCTATTGGATCTGTCAAGAATAAGTTCAAGACAATGCACAAAACTGCTACAGGAGTTGCAGTGTTTGCAAATATGATGGATTTCTATGATTATCTTGGAGATTCAAACATTACTTTGCAGACAGCCTTTGGACTTACCTATATTAAGGGATTCCTCGGAGCAGACATTATGTTCCTTTGCTCTGACAACGAAATCCCAACAGGAAAAATTCTGGCAACACCTGTAAACAACATTGTTGCTTATTACGTAGATCCATCTGACGGAGATTTTGAGAAAGCCGGTCTTTCTTACACAGTTAGTGGAGAGACAAACCTTATCGGATTTAAGGTAAAAGGCGATTACGATCGCGCAACCAGCGTAAATTATGCACTGTTAGGATTTGTACTTTTTGCAGAGTACATTGACGCAGTAGCTAATGTTTCAATTACACCGGGGGAATAGATCCCACTACACAGGCGGTAAATGCTAGTGGGGAACTCACGGAAGAATACTTAAACTCTCTTACAGTTGCAGAAATTAAGGCACTGGCAGAGAGTAAAGGGTATTCACTGACCGCAACAAAGAAAGCTGATATTATCAGCGAAATCTTATCACAGCAATAAGGAGTGTGGAGCAATGTCATATGTAGATTTTGAATATTACCAAACTAAATATGGTGGAAGTTTGTTCGAAAGCAAAGAAGACTTTGCTCCATATGAAAGAAAAGCAGAAAGAAGAATCAATGCGATCACATCAAACAGGATTTTGTTTTATTCTCAGCCAGAATCAGAAGATGCATGGTGGGATAATATCAAAGATTGCACCTGCGAAATAGCTGAATTGCTAAAGAATTTATCTGAGTACTCTGCGGCAGTTAATAACTTTGGTGTTATTGCAAATACGGACGGAACTGTAAAAGGGAAAATGATTAAAAGCATGACTTCTGGAAGCGAATCAGTATCTTATGATGCTGGAGCATCTTCTTCGACATTTGTAGAGCTTGCAAAATCAGAAATGGCACTTAATCGTAAGTGCTACGATATTGCATCAAATTACCTAACCGGAATGGTTGATTCAAAGCATGAAAACCTTTTGTACATGGGAGTTTAGCTTATGGGAATCGGATATAAAGATGCCGTGGTTTTATATAACAGGCATTACAACGATACTTTAGAAACTGAATATTATTTCGGTACTCTATTTGAAAATGTAAGAATCGAGCTTACACAGGCAGAGAACATAAACAAATCCGGAATGAAAGATGCAGATAGTTTTCTTGTAAAAATCCCGAATGATGGCACATTGAATTATGCTAATCCGCCAGACTGGGAGAACATGAGCGAAGAAGAAAAGCTAAAGCATTTCACTTTAAGAAGTAATGATTTTGACTTCGTAGTGATTGCAAAAAAAGATGAACTTCTCATTGATAGGGAATTGCCGGTTGGATTAATTAATTCAGACGATTATCCGGGTAAATTCTTCCAGTACATGGTAAATGAAAAGGGGAATTGCTACAAAGTGAATACTATCGGTGTTTACAGCCTTATACCAAGGTTTGAGATTGGAGGTAAATGATTTGGATGAAAAGCCAAAAATTATGCTTGTATCAGATGCAGAAACGGCGCAAAGAGCTATTCTTGATATGATAAATAGTTATCCAGATTTTCCGCCCGGTTTCAAACCATCAAATTCAACAATCTTATGGAACAGCATAAAAGATACTCAGTCTATTGGAGTTTTTCCGGCGCAGGATCCGGTTTATTTGAAAAAATATGTCAGCGGTTCTTATGTCGGACAAATGACGTTCCAGATCGTATACAAAAGCAATCCAACAACAAACAAGGATAATATTGCAGCAAGCAATCTGCTTGAAAATATTGCAAAGTTCCTTGAAAGTGGAGAATTTACATTAAAGGATAAAAATTTTGATGCAGAACAAATCAACCGCACATCGGATGTATTTTGCGGTACAGCAGATGGGAAAACAACAGAATTAGCAATTAATATGCAGCTTAAATATTTTTATAAAAAATAGGAGGAATACTCATGGCAAAAGACAGAACTAACATGGTCTCACTTTTGGATATTGGAAGCCTTATGGGTGGATCGACTGAAAAGCTTGCTGAAATGGGTGACGGTTTCACAGAGCTTACAGAAGACTGGGGACCTAACACAAAAAGCACACAGTACGTAAACATGAAAAATGCAAGCAACTCTGTAAAAGGGTATGCATTTTCAATGTCCCCGGAAAGAGAACATTTGTCAGATGAAATGCAGACAGTGTTTAACGACATTTTCAAAAAGCTTCCAACAGGAGATCAGTGTGAGACATATTATTATCGCTTCTTTAAAGCTGATATTACAAGCGGATCGGGAGATTGTATTCGTATCCCGGTAACTGTATGTGCATCAAGCACTGGTGGATCAGGTGGTGATATTTTAAAGTCTACAATCCAGATTAATGGAAATGGAGATGTAGAACAGGGAACAATCACTATTGCTGGTGATGGATCGTTCACATGGGCATCTAAAGTAAGTGCTTTGGCTTTGGATGAAGATTACCCAATTGCATAGGTGTTAATTAAAAATTAGCATATGTGGGATGCCTACCTTTCCTTGGTGTCCCACATTAGGAAAGGATGTTAAAAATGGAAGAAATTAAATTAAGCAGTGGCATAAAAAAAATTGCAATAAAAGACGAAGACGGAGATCTTATTACAGTTATAACAGTAGATACAGCGAATGCAGACACAGCTAAGAAGTTTGCAGGTGTAATTGATAAATTAAATAATATATCTCAAAACTGTGAAAAAGAAGCCGCCGAATGGAGAAATAACCACAAAGACGATATGAATGTGGATGATATTAATGTGGATGCAGCATTAGAACTGAACAGCATTCGTGTAAAATATCTTAAGCAGATTACGGAAAGTATAGATGGGTTGTTTGGCGAAGATGCCATGAAACAGATTTACGGAGATATTGTCCCGGATGAACTTGCAATCGTGGAGTTTGTAGAGCAGGTTATCCCTGTTATGAATAAGCTTTTCAATAAACGTTTTGAACAGATTCAGAACAGATACAATGTAAGAAGATGTGGGGCAAAATAATGAACAATGTCATGCTGGACAATTTGCCTACTGAATGGAACGGATACAAAGTAAATACCGATTTCCGCATAGGTATGCAGATTTATATTTTGCAATATGACAAAGAAATGAATGAGTACGAGAAAACAACTTCTATTCTTTATCTTATGTTCTCTGATGAATACGGAGAACTTAGAGACCATCCACAGCACCATGAGTTAAATGAATGTATTTCTTGGTATTTAAACGGATGGTATCACGACAATACCGGCAGTAGCAAAAATACAAAGCGTTTTATTGACTATGATGTAGATCAATGGAGAATATATGCAGATTTTTTGCAGATATACGGTATTGATTTGTCCGTAGCAGATATGCACTGGTGGAAATTTAATGGCTTGATCTGGAATATGCCAAGAAGATTATCTTCTCTCATGGAGGTAATTGAGATCCGACAGAAGAAGATTGAAAAGAACATGAGTTCCAAGGAAAAAGATACAATCAGAAACGCACAGAATAGATATGCTTTGGAACAGCCAGAAAAAGAGTATACCAGCGAAGAAAAAGAAAAGATAGACGATTACGATCGTATGATGGAAGAAATAAGAAAGCAGAAAGAAACAGAACAGGAAGCATTGAAACAGTTTAAGAAATGAGGGTTTTAGCATGGCTGAATATGATGGCGAAATCAGAATAAAAACGTTGATTGAAAATGGAGAAGCATCAAGTAAGCTCATGCAGATGGAATCACAGTTTCAGAAGCTTGCAAGAGAATCTGATAAGTTTTCCAAGACACTGAAAGATCTGGCAAGTCAGAAGATTCCAACAGAGGAATATAAGGCTGTGCAGATGCAGATAGAAAAAGATACTGCTTCTCTTGATAAACTTCTTGCCAGAATGGATAAATTCTTAGAAACAGGTGGAAGCAGTAAAAGCACAACCTTTAAAAGAATGCAATACGACGTTGAGGAATTAACAAACTCAATTAAATATGCAAAAGGCGAGCTTGCTGCAATGGAATCTTCTGGAACTGCTTTTATAGATCCTACAACTACAGAGGAATATAGCAAAGTATCTGAAAAGCTTCTTGATGTACAGAACAAACAGGAAATTCTTAATCAGAAGATGAGAGAAACAGCTGCTAATGAGAAAACTATTGGTGCTGGTGCGAAAGACATTGAAAAAGTAGGAAAATCAGCAAAAAAATCCTCTGGCTTAATATCTGACATGGCGAAACGAATAAAGCAGACAGTAGTTAGTTTTGCAATATTCGGTGCGGTTATGAAAGTATCTCAGACCATATCCAAGGCATTTACAGAAGGTATACAGAACATGGCAAAGTATTCTTCTGAATTTAATGGAAAAATGTCTGAAATGGCAAGTGCTTCGGCTACATTGAAAAATTCTATTGGAGCATTGACAGCGCCTATCATATCTGCATTGACACCAGCAATCGTAACCTTATGCACATGGCTTACAAATGCCATTAATGCTATGAATAGATTTATTGCGGCTATAAGCGGAAAAAGCACTTGGACAAAGGCAAAGAAGCAGCAGGTAGACTATGCGGCATCTCTTGATAAAACAGCCGGTTCTGCCAAAAAAGCGGCTGGAGCATTGGCGGCTTTTGATGACTTGAATGTATTGCAGAAAAATGATTCTGGGAGCGGTAGTGGTGGTACTGGTAGTGGCGGATCTGATTTATATGAAGAAGTTCCTACTGGAAAAGAATTATCAGATAAAATCCAGCCATTTATAGATTATTTAAAAAAATTAAAAAATTCTATAAAAAATGGATGGGATGAAACCTGGAGCAATTTAGATGTTTCTTTACAATTTGATAATATTAAATCCAGTATAGAAAGCATAAAGAATTCATTTTTAAATATTTTTTCAGATAGTGAAGTTTCTGCATCTGTTGATAATTTTGCTATGACTTTTTCAAGGTCATTTGGAAGCATTTCGGCATCTGTAGTGAGCATAGGTGCTACCATAGCAGAAAATCTTCTTGGTGGGATATCTATTTATCTTGAAAGTAATTCTGAAAATATAAAAAATTATATTATCGACATGTTTGATATAGCATCTGATATTTCAGTGCTGGCATCACAGGGAGCAGATGCATTCGCAAATGTATTTTCTGTATTCGGGGATGAAAACGGACAGCAGATCACAGCAAACCTGATTCAGATTTTTGCGGATGCGTTCATGATGATCACAGATAATGCTGCGAAATTTGCGAGAGATATTATCGACTACATCGTGACACCGTTTGTTGAAAATCAGGACGCTCTAAAAACTGCGTTAGATGGACTTCTTGGTGTGATTGCTGATTTGACATCAACTATATCGGATGGTGTACAGCATGTGACCGAAAAAATCACAGAATTGTACGATGAACACATTCATCCATTTATCGAGAATGTAAAAAATGGAATATCGGAATTGATAGAAAAATTCTTGGAATTCTGGAACACTTACATTCAACCTATTTTAGAAAATCTGGCGTTAATGTTCGAAGATACCTATGAAAATCATTTGAAACCTGTGTTCGATAATATTATTGAAATAATAGGCATTGTGATAGACATACTGAATTATTTATGGACTGATATTTTACAACCAATTATCGAATGGATCATTGAAAATGTGCTTCCGGTAATTCTGCCGATCATTGAAAATCTGAGTCAGAATATAAAAGACAGCGTCGATTTTATTTTAGATCTGATCAATTTTTTACTGGCAGGAGTAAAACTTGTATTTGCCGCAATTCATGTATTACTTACGAAAGATACAGATAAAGCATTACGCCAGACAGAAAAATCGGTAAAAGATTTTGTGAACAGTGTTATCCAGCTGTTTGAAAATATGGTAAACCGGGTTATTAATGGAATCAATTCATTGATTTCTGGCTTTAACAGCATTGGATTTGATTTACCTGATTTTTTAGGTGGTGGATCATGGCATCCAAGTATTCCGACAATTCCTACTGTAAAGCTGCCACGTCTTGCCAACGGTGGCGTAACAACCGGAAGGACACTTGCAGAGATCGGAGAAGCCGGAAGAGAAGCTGTCCTGCCGCTTGAAAATAATACCGGCTGGATGGACGACCTTGCATCGAAGCTTGCAAGCAAAATGCCGGACTATAGCGGCGCAAAGACGGTAGTACTGGCGGTTGATGGTAAAGAGTTCGCAAGAATCAATCTACCATATTTGCAGGATGAAGAAATAAGACTTGGGATAGCGGAGGGATAAGATGAAATATAAGTACACGCAAGGACTTATCATTGATGGAATTACATATAATATCCCTTTGGTGTCTATCCAGAGGACACTGGACTTTCTGGAAAAGTATGCAGAGAGGACAGAGGACGGCGACATGAAAAACGAGACCATCGGACTTTATAAGAATTATACGATCTCAATTGGAACGATCGATGATGCAGAAATGTATGACAGGCTGATAGATCATATCACGGATTGCGATAACAGATTCCATCATGTATTACTACCGGATGCAAGCAAGCAGTTTGATTTTTATGGGTATTTTTCCTCTATTAAAGATGAAGTGGAAAAGGTACTGGACAACGGAGCGCAGTATAAAGGATTGTCTTGGAAAATGACGAGCAAGAAACCATCAAGGACACCGTAAGGGGGCATTTATGAGAACATATTGCAGGGCAGAAATGAAATTTATAGATGTTACCGCACTTGCGGATGCTTCGGTCACGACAGATGATAACCAGGGCATAGGTTCAATAGAGTTATTTGCAGAACAGACGGAACAGAAAAGTTATGGGACTTTTGAACTGAACCAATTTGTGCTAGATGGAAGTAAAAGCGTATTGACGGAAAATCCGAAAGACATTGCATTTTGGAATGATGCGTTATCGAAGGAAGATTGTACTTTTGAAACAGATCCTAAGATTACAGTCACGTTCCAAGAGCAGCACACGTCCGCAGCGATCACACTTTATTTTGAAGATGAGCCACCAGCAGAGTTGAAAATCACATGGTATACAATCGCCGGTACAAAATTAATCACAGAAACATTTTACCCGGACAGCCTTATTTATGTTTGCAATAATCAGGTGCAGAATTACGGAAAAATCGAGATTGAATTTGTAAGAACAAGCTTTCCACAGAGATATATTAAGCTTCAGTACATTTTATACGGAAAATATATCGTATGGGATAAGGATATGATCCAGACAGCCAAGGTGCAGGAAGACATTGATGTGACCTCTGCAACCTTGTCTATCAACGAAGCGGATATTTCAATTGTTGATATGAATAATGACTTTGACACAGAAAACGAAAACGGAGCATGGAAGAGTGTGCAGAAAACGCAGGAAGTCACATTGTCAGAGTTTAATAACGGAAACATGATTCCTATGGGAGCATTCTTCATCGACGATTTTTCTTTTTCAAAGAATATTGCAAAATTTAAGTTGATTGATGTAGTTGGGTTATTAGATAAGTATACATTTTATGACGGACAGGTATATAACAATGTCCGTGCAGAAGTGATACTGAATGCGATATTTGTAACAGCAGGAATAAAAAAATATGTAATTGATGAAGAAGTAGGTAACACACTTTTAAGTGGCTATTTAGCCATCCAGACGTGCCGTAAGGCATTGCAACAGGTATGCTTTGCGTGTGGTGCGGTTGCGGATGACAGCCGGAGCGATACCATCAAGGTTTATAAGCCAGACAGATATGTGAAATCCACTGTCGGGACGGATCGCAAATTTAATGGAAATACGAAAGTATCTCTTGAAAAATATATCTCTGGTGTGAATATTGAGATGAAAAACTATGCATTGGAAGAAAAAAACTCAGACATTTATAAGAAAACATTGCCGGCCGGAGATACCAAGATCACATTCTCAAGTCCATATCTTCCATCGTCCATCACGGCAAGTGTCGGCACGCTGAAAGAAGTAAAAACAAATTATCTCATCATTAACATGCCGGATGCCGGACAGTGCCAGATCACAGGTATTAAATATGCAAATACCACTTTTTCTTATGAGAAACGTGTGGATAAAATCGAAGCTGGAGAGACAGAAAATATAAAGAAGTACAGTGGATGCACCATTTATAATGCTGATATATTACCTGATATCGCCGCTTATCTTTTGGATTATCATGCCTTGAGAAAAAAGGTGGGAATGAAGTACCTGGTTGACTTAGAGCAGGTAGGAAATTGGGCGAATATAAATTCCATCGGTGGCAAGACATCGACAACATTGATTGAGAGCCAGACGCTTGATTTGACCGGTGGATTTATCGCAACGGCAACGTGCAGGGGGTATTCAGTAGTTGTTACGGAAAATTACTTCGCCGGAGTTGAATTATATACGGGAGGAGATGTGCTGATCTGATGAATTACAATCCAATTAATCCTTATTATGACGAGCTTAGAAAAGAAAATCTAAAGCTCACAAAGGAAAACAAAGCTTTAAAAGAAGAAAATGAGCGTCTGAAAAGTGAGGTGGTTGCTTATGCTGGTGTGGATGCAGACAGTGACGGACCGGTCACAGAGTGATGTGGATCGCATGTTGGAGTTGTTACAGAAAGGATGGGATAATTTCAATGTAGACGAAAAAACAGAATGGCTTGCCGGGATGAAAGGCGCACTGAATCGATCAGATATGCAGAGAATCCAGAATAACACAAAGTTATTATCAGATGTGCTGGAACTTAATCTTACGGTTGCAGACGTTCCAGAACATCCAAATGAGACATTTTTAATATCAGTCATAAATAACACAGAGGTTATCAGAAATGCGTACATGATTCATGGAGACACGCCGCAGACACCGAGTATGCCAGTCAATACATACCAGAAGATGAATGATATTGAGAAAATATTGGATGATGTGTATGGCATTTTACTTAACAACTTTAATTATTATTGTGGATCAGAGGTATATGCCGGAGATGATACCGGACTATTATTATAGGAAGAGAGGACATATTATGGGATTTACAAAGAAAACATGGAAAAATCGAATTGCAGAGTATATTAACCGCAGACTGATTACGATGGAAGATGGCAGCACAAGTCTTGTGACAGTTGCAAGGGATGAGGGCACAATCTCGCAGGAGGGTGATGCTTTTAATGCTGCAAACATGAATGATCTGGAAGATAGAATTGAGGCGGGGTTCGCGGATGTATCCCAGAGTTTAAATAATTCAAAAAAAACGTATATCAATTTAGCACTGCAAAATGTTACTGCTGACGCGAAAGCTGTCTGCGATTATATAAATAAAAATTATTTACTGGGACAATTATCTCCTGCAACTATAGTTGATTTTGATGTAGTAGCGTCAAATGAAGATTGGTTTTCTGGTACTTTGTCCACGGATACCACTACATTATCCCCCGGAAGGACTGTCTGGGGTATTGTACAACAGAGAACTTCATCAGCAGAAAATAGCACTTTATATAAATACTTTGCAAGTGGAACAGGAGGTGCTAGTTCAGTAAGTGCTATTGATGAAACCATTTCTGATCCAATGTTCTGTGAGAGCATTCCGGGAAGAAATCAGATTACAAATTTTTTATATGTAAACTTATCCGATCGAAATAGTGATGTTAATAAAATACATTATTTTGGTTCGGATAATCCTGCCACAGCATTTACTAACAGCCCATATACAGCCGGTCCTTTTTACGGTTATCGGGTAGTGAGATGGTGTTCTGAATCTGCTAATACATATCATTTAGTGACTGTGGAAGTACATGAGCAATATCCTATTTCTGGACGTGTTTGGTCAAACACTTATGATAGTAGTGCTGGAACATGGTATGGCTGGAAATGCAATCAGGGTAATACATTTATTGATGTTGGAACTATTTTAAAAGGTACCACAACTATTTCCGCAGGTGCCACAGTAACTTATACAGCAACACGAGATTGCTTTGTAAATGTGGCTGCATATGCACACGGAAGTGGTCAAAATACAAAAATATATATTAATAATGTACCCGTTTTTAATCCTTACACTAATAATGGTGATAATGCTGGTTTAGTGATTGTAGATAAAACTGTACCATTAAAAACAGGACAAACAATTAAAATTGAGAATGGCACATACACCACTAGTTCTTATGCTATTTTTGCAGCATTTTAACTCTGGTTATGCGAAGTAAAATGGAACAAAAAATTATTCTGAAATATTATAATTGAATTATACAAAAGAAAGGAAGATGATCCAATGGAGATGTTAAAAGAAACGTACACGATTGCTTTGCCTATCGTTCTGACAGCATTTATGGGATACATAGTGTGGCTTTTGAAAAACCAGAAGTCAGACAGAGATGCGAATAGCAGAGGAACGATGCTTTTGCTTCGAGTACAACTGATTGAGTACCATGATAAATACATGGCTCTCAAAGAAATTCCATCCTATGCCTACCAGAATTTTATGGAAATGTACAATGCCTATCATGCGTTGGGCGGCAATGGAATGGTCACAAAGATGAAACACGAAATTGAAGAGCTTCATTTGAAGCAGAAAGAGAGGATTTAAACATGACAGATTTGGGATTTTTAACAGAATTTATGGTGCCTGTGATCGTAGGCATTTGCCTTTGTGTAGGCTATGTCGTAAAGAAGTGGATCAAGGATGTTGATAATAAATACATCCCTACCATTTGTGCGGTATTAGGTGTGTTTTTAGCCATTTGGATTAACAGATGGACAGTTACAGCACCTATTTTATTAAGTGGATTATTCAGCGGTCTGGCAAGCACAGGACTGCACCAGTTATTTAAGCAGTATATTGAAAAGAAGGAGGAATAAAAGAATGGTTATTAACGTACATGCAGGACACAACCCGGACGGAAAAGTAGCATGTGGAGCTATCGGAATCATCCGTGAATCCACAGAAGCAAGAAATGTAAAAAATGAGGTTATCAGACAGTTGAAAGGCCTCGGACATACAGTGTATGACTGCACTGTAGAGAACGGGACAAGCGCAAACAATGTGCTTTGCAACATCGTAGGAAAATGCAATGCTCATGCGGCAGATCTTGATGTGTCCATTCACTTCAATGCAGGTGCGAAGGATATGTCTGGAAACGGACGGACAACAGGTGTAGAAGCATATATTTATAGTGATAATAGCAAAGCAAAACCATTTGCAGAGAAAATTGTGAAAGCAATTGCAGCACTTGGATTTAAAAATCGTGGTGTGAAGATTAACAAAAAGCTTTACGTGCTCAATCACACAAAAGCACCTGCGATGCTGATTGAATGTTGCTTCGTGGATGATAAAGACGATGTAGCACTGTATGACTTTAAGAGCATGGCAAGTGCAATTGTTTACGGAATTACCGGACAGCAGTACATTGAACCATCCAATAACACATCTGATGACGATGCTGCAACTTCTGGATCAGAGACAAGCGTAGGTGATAAAGATTCTATTTATCGTGTACAGGTCGGAGCGTATCACAATAAAGCAAATGCTATTGCCTTGCAGGAAAAATTGAAAGCAGCAGGATTTGACTCTGCGATTGTAAAAGCGTAAAATAAATGGCGGTTAGAATTTCTAATCGCCATTTTTAATAGACTTGTACTAATTAATGTTAACCGCTAGGAAACAGTTATTTAGTACAAGTCCTAGATATAAAATATAAAGCCACTAATTTCAAAGGCTTCATTCAAATAAATTTCTTTTATTATTCTATGCCAAAATTCTTGTTTTCCTTTTTGATCTAGTTGTTCGTAAAGGACTTTCCAGTCTGAAGGTATCTGCTTTTTAAATTCTTCAATTTTTACAACCTTGTTATTAGATAATTCTTCACTTATTGAATTTATTTTCCCAGACAATATACTGTATTTCTTTTCGTATTCTGGAATATCGATTCTTCCTTTTTCAAAAAGGTAATTCAGTCTGTCACGCTCCGCTATTGCATCATTAAGTTTTTTATTCAAATTGCGCTTTGGTTTACCTGCTTCTTTTTTTACATCAAATTCAAGATTTTTTAATGCTGCATCAAGATTTTCAAGAAGATATTTTTCTGTTTTTGTTTCTGATACTAATTTTGTTTTGTGCAATTTCTCATTTCCACCAAACCAGCATCGTTGATATTGTCGGTGCTTTTTGGTCTTCCTGTCTATACTGTAAAAACTTGACATTTTTCTGCCACATATAGGACAACGGAATAATCCACTGAATAAATATATATGACCGGACGGAGCGTATTTTATCTGATTGACACTTCTTATTTCTTCCATTTGCTTTTGGGTAAAATAAGGTTCGCAGAAATTTTCATTTTCCCTTACTTTACCAATATATAAATCTGACTTGATCATTGTGTCTAATTTGTGACGTGTGAAGTCTGGAATTAAATTTTCACGTACCCACAGAACAGTGCCGCGCTTGCTTTTGGTTGCTAATAAATAATCAAATATAGCCCTTGTCTGTTCCTCATTATCATGTACGACTTTCTTTATGCCATCTATTTTCTCTATTTTGAATCCTATAGGCACTCTTCCAGTGTAGGCTTTCCCTTCACGGATTTTATAAGCTGCGGTGTCTTTGTATCGCTCAGATATAACCGCCCATTCTAATTCTGCCATGTTTGCCATCTGGTACATGAAGTTCTTTCCGTATGGCGTGGAAGTATCGATCTGCTGACTCACTGATATCAAGTTGCATCCTGCGCTTTCCATGTCGTGATAGAGGTTACAGAAATCTCGCATATTTCTTGCTATACGATCGTACCTCATAATAACAACTGCATTGATTCTTCCAGCTCTGACATCATCCATCATGCGCTGAAAGTCCTTTCTTTTTGCCGTGCTATGCCCTGTGATCGCATAATCGCCAGAATAAACGATTATATTTGCATCAGGGTAAGTTTTATTAATGTACTTTCTACAATCGTCTATTTGCTGTTCCATTGATTCTGAATTATCATCTTTTTTTGATTTCCTTGGATAAATTGCTATGTTCATTTTTAACTCCCTTAAAAAACCCCTCATATTAATAGAGGGGCATAATTTTTATACATAATATGGATTTGGCTTCAATATAATTAATATAAGGTCAATTACAACTCCGACACCAAATAAACCAAAAGTTAATAAATATAAAATTCCAAATAAAATTTTCCCTTCATAGAATTTATGAACTCCAAACCATCCTAAAAACAAGCACAAAAAGAATGAAACCCACTTGTTTTTTGCTTTTGGTGCTTTCGAATAAACAGGAGCTGCAGAACTAGAAGAAGAATTAGCACTATTATTGATAATTATACTTTCAGGGGTTGAATTCTTAATATCCTCAACTTGCTTTCCGCACTTAGGGCATACTACACAATCAATATCAATCTTCTCTCCACAATGCTTACAGAATTTTGTGTTTTGTTCCATACGTTTATACCTTTCCTTTCTTTTGATATCATCATTATAAAGAAAAATGATTATAAAACAATACATTTTTGTCATTATTTTATGACATTTTTTTGCAAAATGAAAGTTTAGGATAAAAAACAAATGGATGCGTTATTGACTTTTCGAACATACGTTCGTATACTTTATGTATCAAATAGAAAGGTGGTATTGGATATGGGAGAGTTTAAAGAAAAAATAATAGAATTAATAGAGAAGTGCATGGACGAGGATGATCTCCGAACCATATATGCATTTATAAAGAGGTTTTTAAGATAAAAGAAAAAGACAAGGGTTTGCGCATTGCCCTTGTCTTTCTTTTTACTTCTTCACAAACATTTCTGCCATCTTCTGGATTGTGTTCCATTCGTCTTCATCCAGTTGTGATATAGCGGTTATGAATTTGTACCGCTGGTCGTCTTCCCCGGCTTTCAGAACATCTGCAAGAAATTCAGCTATCTTTTCATTCTCTGTCTTTTGAATGAACATTTCGCCTTTTCCGGTCTCGAGCCATTCCTTATTAACATCAAACAATCGACAAATAAGTTTGATCGACTGGGTTGATAGATTTCTTTGACCAGTTTCTACTAAAGATATGAAATTTTTAGTTAAACCAATTTCTTTAGCAAACTTTTCTTGTGACATTCCAAGCGATTTTCTCAACTGTTTTATTTGCTCATCCACTTATTATCACCTCCCACTAGTATAATAATACAAAAATCACACAATGTCAAACAAAAATATTAAAAAATGTTTGACAATACAAACTACGTATGATATTATAATCACACAAGGTAATACAAACACGAAAGGAAGTGAGCAGATGAACGAAGAAAAGGAAAAGGCCCTTGCAAGATTAGCTGAAACAGTATCACAGCTGGACAAAGTGAGCTTCAACTACATTCTCGGTGTTGCGGATGGTATGGCAATCTCAAAGAAACAGTCGGAACTTGACAAGCAGATTGCCATGTGTGGGAGCGTTAAATAATGAGAAAGGAGATTCCTATGAACAAAGCAGACATGGAAATTACACCAGAGAGGAAAGCCAAGATTATGGACATTCTGTTAGAGATTTACGAAAGACAGGAAGGAATTAAGCTTGTGGTTAAGGACAAGGCATCATGAAAAATGTAGCAAAAGTCTTTATAGCGGTAGGGCTTGGAATCCTGTTTCTCGGTGGAATGCTCGATGCGGATGGAATGTATTATGTTTTTCTGCTGATCGAAATGGCACTCGGTGCGGTGATTGCACTTGTCGGAGTTGCGATTATGGATGTGGAGAACCGCCGGGAAGAAAAGCGGAAAGCATACTTTTACATGATCCGCCGGAAGGACAAGCTTGACGCTGATGTAGAGTTCCTGGGGGAATTTGAGGACAAAAAAATAGCACCCTGAATGTTTTGGCGAACGCAGGTGCTATTTAACCGTGGAAATACAAAAGTACTTCTGCGTTTATTGTAACACATAGTTAAATTTTTGGAAAGCGTGATTTTATGATTTACAGAAAATGCAGAATCTGTGGATGCAGTTTAGATCCCGGCGAAGGAAACATGTGTGAAGAATGCCGGGACGAGCAGTACATGAAGCAACAGCAAGAGAAAGCTGTCAGATACATGGTTTTATCTACAGATTTCAGACAGATGGAAATGGAGGAATTTTTAAATGGCAGCGCCTAGTTTGACATGGAAGGATTTAGGAATACTCAAGGATGCACTGGCAGAATTTGAAAGAACACTGGAAGATTTAGGCATAGAAGCCGGTGAAGTCTCATGGCATACCGACGGAAGTATTCATGGTGAATTTGTGTATGGCACAAGGAAGCTGATTACCAACACAGACGATGATGGGGAGGGATTTTCTCACAGATATGAATGATAGTTACGATTTGTGGAAAGACAGAGATCGGAGTCAAGGCGAATGGCTTGAGCGTAGACCAAAATGTATATGTTGCGGTGAACACATCCAGGATGATACAGCAGTACAGATTAGAGGAGATTATTATTGCGATAGCTGCCTGGATGATATGAGAGTTTATATCGAAGATTGAGAGGCAAGATAATGGAAAATAATTTTTTAAATGCAAATGAAATCAGTTGCAGAGTTCAGCAGATTTCAGAAAAAGGATTGTCTTTGCTGTTGTATGTCACTTCCAGAGATGGACAAAAAAGGCTTGATGAAAAATATGGAGCGCTCGGATGGCAGGACAGATATGAAGTAATCGATGGAGATTTATATTGCATTATTTCTGCATGGGACAACGAAAAGAAGATGTGGATTTCTAAAGAGGATGTAGGAACTGCATCTTATACAGCAAAAGAAAAGGGACGAGCATCGGATGCATTTAAGAGGGCATGTGTAAAGCATGGAATTGGAAGAGAATTATACACGGCACCTTTTATATGGATTCCGGCAGCCAATTGTCATATTAAAACAGACAATAATGGAAAATCTTCTACAAGAGATAAGTTTTTTGTAAATCTTATTAAATATTCTTCGGATGGCAAAATTGATGAATTGGAAATTGTAGATCAGGAGATGAACATTGTATTTAAACAATATCCGTCTCAGAAAATTGATGATGTGAAATATCAGGTTCTACTCGGAAAACTGAAAGAAGCGGATGTATCAATGGATACAATTGTTGAGCTGTTTCATGTAAATACATTACAGGAACTTGATATTAATCAGTGGAATAAATGCATGAGAAAACTTGAAGTCACGATTGCAGCAAATTCCGGAAAAAAGGGTGATGCATAATGCACGCGCTTGTAAAAATAAGCAAATACAAAGAAACACAAATTGGCACGGATCTTATTATTTCTGTACCTGGTATGCAGATCGGAGATATGTTGCAGCGTAAGAAAATATCAAATGCTGAGATTAGGTTTGATGACGGTAGACATATTTCGGCAGAACAGAGAAAAAAGGCATACGCCACGATAGGGGATATTGCAGACTGGACAGGATATCTACCAGAAGAAGCGAAAGAAAGACTTAAGAATGAATATACAGTGCGAACAGGAGTAGAACATATCAGTCTTTCAAATTGTTCCATGGATACAGCAAGAGACTTTATTAGCTTTCTGATTGAATTTTGTTTGGAATGGGGGATACCGCTTTCAGACAATGCAATAGATCGTACAGATGATATAGGAAGATACCTTTACTATTGTCTGATACATAAAAAATGTGCAATCTGTGGAAAAGATGGAGAGATTCATCATGAGGATGCAATCGGAATGGGTAATGACAGGACAAAAGTAGATGATTCCAGTTATAAAAAAATCTGTTTGTGCAGAGAACACCATACACTGGCACACAGCCTTGGAGTGATCCGGTTCCGAGAGATGTATAAGGTCTATGGAATTGTTGTAAAGGATTTATAGGGTTGAAACACCTTGCCAAATGGCAGAAAGAAACCTATTCATGCAGAAAATGATATATCACGATTGTTGGAAGCCATGATTTCCCGGTGCTGTCATGTACCGGGAGAAAGGAGAAGTTTTGAATTTAGAACAGAAAACAATTACCTCAGTTGAGGTTGCGGAGATGGTCGGAAAAGACCACAGCAAATTATTAAGAGATATCAGAAATTATATCGATCAGTTTAACCAATCCAAAATTGGATTCGTTGAATTTTTTTCAGAAAGTAACTATAAGGACGGTAAAGGAGAAATACGGCCGTGTTATCTGGTCACAAAAAAAGGATGCGAGTTTATCGCACATAAGTTGACCGGAGTAAAGGGCACCGAGTTCACTGCAAAATATATCAATCGTTTTCATGAGATGGAAGATGTTATTCAGAAACCGAAGTCTCCAATGCAGCTTTTAGAAATGGAGTTTGCAGCTCTTAAAGAAGTAGACATCAAAGTGGATGCAATCAACAGAGATTTGCAGGATTTCAAGGAAACGTTGCCATTGCTTCCATCGGACGCAGATGATGTGAAAGCGGAAGTAAATAAGCGGGTGATTGATTGCCTGGGCGGTAAGAACAGCAATGCATATCATGACAGCTCCATCCGTGGAAAGGTGTATTCAGATATTTACCGGGAATTAAAAAGACAGTTCGAGGTAAGCAAATATAACTGCATCCACAGAAATCAGAAAAATATCGCTATTGAGATCGTAAGAAACTATGAACCACCGTATGTACTGGCAGAAGAAATCAAAGACAGTAATGCGCAACTGAATCTGGAGGATGTCGATGGAGTATAAATTTACAATACCGTTGAAACCGATCACAAAAAAGAATAGCCAGAGGATTGTATTTACCGGGAGCGGCAGACCATTTATCATCCCATCCGAAGCCTACACGAAGTATGAAAAGGAATGCAGGGCATATATGCCGGATATAAAGACCATTGAAAGCCCTGTGAATGTAAAAGCTGTGTATTATATGCCAACTGGAAGAAGAGTTGATCTGACAAATTTGCATGAGGCATTGCATGACATTCTGGTACATTACGAGATCCTTAAGGATGATAACTGTAAAATCATTGTTTCCACTGATGGGAGTTATGTGGATGTAGATAAATGGCATCCTCGTACAGAAGTGACAATATCGGAATTGGAAACGGGGTGATCTGGTGGATGGCAACTACATAAAACTGAGCCGTGGACTTCTGGATTGGGAGTGGTACACAGACATTAATACAACCCGGCTGTTTATCCATATGTTGCTGAAAGCCAATTGGAAGGATGGAAATTTCAAAGGGACAACGATTCCACGTGGATCGTTTGTCTCGTCCATCGGGAAACTGTCGGGCGAAACAGGGCTTACAGACCGTGAAATTCGCACAGCAATTTCGCATTTGAAAAAGACAGGCGAAGTGACAAGCAAAACGACAAACAAATTTAGCGTATTTACAGTAGTTAAGTACGATTTATACCAGACAACCGACAAGCAGAATGACAAGCAACCGACATACAAGCGACAAACTAACGACAAACTAACGACAACAATAGAAGAAAAGAAAGAAGGAAAGAAGGAAAGAAACACACCCCCTATATCCCCCATTGAAAAATTCGGAGAGTTTGCCGCAGTCTATCCGAAACGGTGTACTGGCTGTCTTGTTGAAACAGAATACTGCAATGCGGTACTGGCTGGTGTACCGGAAGATGATCTGGTATTGGCCGCACAGAATTATGCAGATATATGTAGACGGGAGAAAACAGCAGAGCGTTATATTAAAAAGCCGGAGAACTTTTTACGAGAGAACTTGTTTATGCAGTATCTGAAAGGAGAGAACGATGGACCAGTTGGAAGAGATACTGGAACGCATGAAAAATCACTCAACGAACTTATGCAGGAATGCGGAGACACCGGAGACTTCCAGGGATTCTGATGTGTGTCCAATTTGCGAAGGTCGGGAGTGGATCTTGAAAATAAAAGACGGAGTTGAAATAGCAGTACCGTGTAAATGCCGTGAGAAAGCGGTCATGTCAAGGCGGTTGCGATTCGCAGATATACCGGAGGCATTCCGTGGGATGGATCTGAGATCGTTTCGAATGGATGTGTACAGGAAGCAGGAAAGTAAAAAGATGGTGTCAGATGCCTGTAAAATCATAAAAACCTATCTGGATGATTTTGAGAGCCAGAAGGAAAGAGGCATGGGACTGTATATCTGGTCGAGGACAAAGGGAAGCGGTAAGACGATGATCGCTGCCGGGATTGCAAATGAGCTGATGAAAAACTATGCAGTGAAGTTTGCAGTGTCACTGACCATCCTGCAAGAGATTAAGAATACATGGCGGAGAGATACAGAATACAGTGAGAACCAGCTTTTAGACGCACTTTACACCACAGACATTCTTGTAATTGATGATTTCGGAGTGGAGAGACCAGCGGACTGGATAAATGACAAAATGTATCAGATCATCAATGAGCGGTACATAAACCAGAAGGTAACGATTTTCACGAGTAATGATCCGCTGGACAAACTATCCTACGATGACCGGATCACGAACCGGATCAAGGAGCGGACATATCAGATCGCATTTCCAGAAGAATCAGTCCGGGATCATATCGCAGAGCGGATGCAGGAGGAAATCATTAAAAAGATGATAACGAGTGGAAATATAAAATAAAAATTAAGTGGTGAAATAAGGATTATTAACATGGGAGAAATGACAAAGACAAGCATAAAATACTGCCGGAAATGTAAATATGCATACAAGCACAACCAGACAGAAATCATGTGTGGATATTATTTACAGACCAGATTAAGGCGTGAGTGCCCGGTTGGGATGTGCGATAAGTTTGAGAAGAAAGGCAGAAAGAGAAAGGTGAAGTTGAAATGACGGATGAAACCAAGCAGGAGATAGGAGCGGCATTGATGTTGTTAAAAAATACACTGATAAGAAACGGTGTAAGCATAGCACTTGTAGGAAGTGAAGATACCGGAAAAGACGATGGATGCATTATGTTTTTTGATACCGCAGAGTATTGTCGCACCGGGAAATTTAAAGGGATATCTGTTAAAACAATAGATTTAGTGAGATAGGAGAAAAATAATGTATGGAGATTGAAAAGAGAATTTATCCAGCATATGCCTTTACTGAAAATGAGAGAGAAAAGTCAATCATGAACAGTACGATTTATAACGAATTAAAGGAAAAATACAGAATTTCGAGTTATAAAGTTGATAATCTTAATGATTATGACATTGTCTTAGATTGTACACCGGGTAAGTATCGTTCTGTTTATAAGGTTATTAAAAATAACACGCAATTATCCGACTTAGAACTGGCATTAATTTGTGATGATGGAAGCCTTTGCTTTGGGTACAGCAGACATGGAAATGAGTTTTACATAAATGAGGATTAGATTTAGTGAGGTAGAAATATGATGGAGTGTATGAAAAGCATGGCTAAAAAGCCACAGACCAATGCAGACCGGATCAGAAGTATGACGGACGAAGAGCTGGCAACCAATATGATGTGTCCGAACGAAAATGGGTTAGCAGAAATTGATTGCGACAAAAATGATAATTGTAATTGCTACGAGTGCTTATTAAAGTGGCTTCGGGCAGAAAGTGAGGGATAGCATGGAAAGATTAACGACAAATAAAAGCGTGGCTGATATGTCGATGATCGAGCTGGCACATAATAGCTGCTATGCAGATGATGAGCGCAATGCCAGATACAGAGATTATAATCTGGACGTTGATAGCAGGTGGCTTATAAGAAATCTTGTCAAAGATATTTGCGGTGAAGATTTTAAGGACTTATCAGATGAAGAAGTTGACGAATATATGGCTTCCATGCTGTCGGTAGAAATAGACAGTACAATAGGACTTTTAGCATTGTTCTATCGCAATTTATGGGCTATGGCTGATTTGCGAGAAAAATTGAAATATTATGAGGATGCCGAAGAGCAGGGATTACTTTTGTGGTTTCCGTGCAAGGTGGGAGATAAGGTATATCAGATAAGCGAAAACTTTATTGAACCATGTACGGTTGAGACAATATTCTTGGGAAATTATAGGGATAGAAGTGGAAATTGGTGTAACATGGCAGAAATTCATTATGACAGGGATGATTGTCCTTATGTGTCTACAGAGATGTATTTCACTGATATTGGAGAAACGATATTCCTCACAGAAACTGAAGCCGAAGCCAAGCTGAAAGAAATGGAGGAAAAGGATGGAAGATAGATATTTATTCCGCGGAAAGTGCATTGATGACGGAGAATGGATGTCTGGTAGTTATTATGAACTTGCAGGAAGACCGCTTATTTTTAAACCGGTTTTCGCAAGTAAAAAAGCTGTTTACGAGATAGACCCATCAACTATTTGCCAGTGCACAGGACTTAATGATAAAAGCGGCAGACGGATTTTTGAGAATGATATTCTTTCAGGGCATATCGACGTTGAGTCTCCAGAAGATGAGACGAGAAAGCGTGTCGTGTGGCATGAAAACGGATGGTGTACGAATGAGCCGGGCTGTGATTACTACGAGGAACTGGATGATTTTGATTCAGAGAATTTTGAAGTGATCGGCAACATAATTGACAACCCGGAGCTGTTGGAGGTGTGAAATGACAGAGAATGAAGCAATTGAAGTTTTAAAAGATTTTGGCAAGCAGGTGTCAGTGAAAGCAGATGGAGCGTATCAAAGCACTATTGGAGAAAAGGCTTGTGATATTGCAATCAAGGCACTGAAAGAAATCCAGAAATACCGGAAAATCGAAAAAGATTTGAAGGAAAATTATCATGCAAATGTAGACATCCCCTTGTTAATGAAGCATTTTATTGAAACAGTGTTCAAAGGGGAAAAGCATGAGGGCTTTTGCATTCTGACAAATGAGGATAAAGAAGCATGGGAAGAGTACAAGGCAATCGGTACACCGGAAGAATGCCGTGCGGCTATGGAGAAACAGACAGCAAAGAAACCAATGCATGTAACGAATAGTTATTTTGGATATCAGAAACATAAAGAACATGTTGGTTATTGTCCAGATTGTGGGCATCAAGTAGAAGAACCTTATGGATGTCCAAATTGTTTAAGAAAAATTGATTGGAGTGATGAAGAATGAATGAAAGCCTTAAGCCATGCCCGTTCTGCGGTGGAAAAGCAATGTTCTTAACCATTACAAATAAGTCATCACATTCGGCTGTTGGTGTAATGTTCAAAATCAAATGTATGAAATGCGGAACAGAACTTCCAAAAAGCTATGAATGTGAGATGTACATGGATCAGGACGGAGACATCAGAACAGGGAAAGACGAGCGAACGAAAGCAACTACAGATTGGAACAGGAGGGCGAACGATGGGAAGACTGATTGATGATGAGACATTAAAGCAAGAATTATATCAACAATGGTTTATGGATATTCTTCTTACACAGAAACGTAGTGATGATATGTTCTATGCGTTAGCGCAGAAGATTGATGCACAGCCGACCGCCTACGACCCGGACGAGGTCGTGGAACAGTTGGAAGAACGCACAGCATTTCTTAAAGACTGTACGAAGTATGGAAATAAGACAACAGATCAGCAGTCAAAATCCTACGACACTATGATGATGTATGAGGTCAAGGATTTGGTAGATGATTTGTTGGAGATTGTAAAGGCAGGTGGAGTAGATGGCAATTAAGCCGATTTTATTCAATACAGAAATGGTTCGTGCGATTCTGGATGGGAGAAAAGATGCAACGAGAAGAATTGTAAAAGGCTTTATTCCTGATGATGCAGTATGGGGATATACCGCTTTTACACCTAAAGGGTACATATCGTGTAGAGGTACATTTGCAGATGGGTATGGAGAGAAATTTTTTAAGTTGCCTTGCGAGCCTGGCGATATCCTGTATGTCCGGGAAACATGGAAAAAGGCACCGAACGGATACTATTACTACGAAGATTGGCAAAGAAATGA